ACGGAGAATCAATCTGTTGGTGTGACATCAGGCACTGCAAGTGCTTTGACCTACACAGCAATCTTTGAAGCGATAACCTAAGATGTCCCTGCGTTACACAGGAGCTTGGCTACAGGACGGAGCGTTCAACCCGCTGACTGCGCCTACGCCCATACCTAACTACCAACTATATTTAAATACTTGGGGATATGACGGTTACGGTCAATTAGGTTTTAACAACACAACAAATTACTCTTCACCTAAACAACTTGGATCTTCAATTTGGGCATCACTATCTGGGCAATGCACTAATTCTTACGGCATTAAAACAGACGGCACATTATGGGCTTGGGGTAGAAATACTTACGGGCAATTAGGTCAAGGAAACACTACATATAGATCTTCTCCTGTGCAAGTTGGAGCTTTAACTAATTGGTCTTCACTGGCTACAGGGTCTATAGGCTCAAATGCTATATTAGCAATCAAAACTGATGGTACGCTTTGGTCATGGGGTTTAAATAGTTCAGGTCAATTGGGTCTTGGAAATACAACAAGCTATTCATCTCCTAAACAGGTCGGTGCATTAACAAATTGGCTAATTGTTACTTGTGGATATACATATTCTTTAGCAATTAAAACAGATGGAACATTGTGGTCATGGGGTGCAAATACATATGGAATGTTAGGTCTTGGCAATACCACTTCCTATTCATCGCCAAAACAAGTTGGTGCGCTTACTAACTGGTTAAATATTTCTGCGGGATATAATTGTCAAATAGCACTTAAAACCGATGGAACATTGTGGTCCTGGGGGCAAAATACTTATGGAGCATTAGGTTTAGGAAATACCACTAATTATTCCTCACCTAAACAGGTTGGTGCATTAACTAATTGGTTAAAAATTGCAGCGGGCACATATTCTATTGCAGCCATTAAAACAGACGGCACATTATGGGCTTGGGGCCAAAATCAATCAGGTCAATTGGCGCAAAATAATGTTACACACAGATCATCGCCTGTCCAAATAGGTGCATTAACTACTTGGAAATATGTTTCAGGTGGTCAAAATTATTTTTTATCTTCAAAGACAGATGGCACTTTATGGTCATGGGGTGGTAATTCATTTGGTCAATTAGGTTTAGGAAACACCACTTCCTATTCGTCTCCAAAACAAGTTGGCGCTCTTACCAATTGGTTAAATATTGTTTCTGGTCAATATCACGTTTTAGCACTAACTTTTTAATATGCCAGTTACTTATACCTACCCCTACATTCAATACGGTGGCGTTTGGACAACAAGCCAAGCCACTGATGCCGTTGCCTCTGGTACATGGCCCGTACCTACATCGCCTAAACTTTTTGTTTGGGGTGATAATTCAGAAGGGCAATTAGGTCTTGGTAATACAACAACTTATTCATCTCCAAAACAAGTTGGATCGTCAACCAATTGGTCTGTTATAAATGCTGCGTATGGTAATCTGTTTGCAACTAATGTTACTAATCAACTATATGCTTGCGGTGCTGGATATGCTGGTGGCTTAGGTCTTGGTAGTACAACATCATTTTCTTCGTTACAACAAGTTGGCTCGTTAACTACTTGGACTAATGTTTCCAGTAATGCTTATAGCACAATGGCGCTTAAAAGTGATGGCACTTTATGGGTTTGGGGAAGAAATAACCAAGGGCAACTAGGTCTTGGAAATACAACAAACTATTCATCCCCTAAGCAACTAGGGTCTTTAACTACATGGTTAAAAATAAGTGCTGGAATTTATTCAAAATACGCTATTAAAACCGATGGCACTTTATGGTCTTGGGGTGGAAATTCTGTAGGGCAACTTGGGCTTGGTAATACGACAAGTTATTCTTCGCCTATGCAAGTTGGCTCCTTAACAACATGGTACGCAATATCTGGTGGACAAAATTTTGCCGCAGCAATTAAAACAGACGGCACTTTATGGACTTTTGGGAATGGATTCCAAGGTCAATTAGGCTTAGGAAATCAAACATATTATTCATCTCCAAAACAAGTTGGAGCTTTGACTACTTGGGCATATATTAGTGCAGGCGGCACTGGTATGATGGCGCTTAAAACAGATGGCACATTATGGTCATGGGGCAGGAACAATGTAGGACAGCTAGGTCTTGGTAATACAACCAATTATTCATCACCTAAGCAAATCGGTGCGTTAAATACTTGGAGTATGATTTCAAAAAATAATATCCAAGCAATGGCTTTAAAATCCAATGGAACCGCATGGTCGTGGGGCGGAAATGGTAACGCTCAATTAGGTCTTAATGACACAACCAGTAGATCATCTCCAACGCAAATTGGCGCTTTAACAAGCTGGTTATCAATATCTTGTGGCTATTTAAGTGGCGCAGGAATAGTAGCAACTTAACAACATAAAGGACATAACGTTTTGAAAAAAACATTGCATTTCTTATCAGGTATTCCCCGTTCAGGATCTACAGTCTTGGCGGCAATCCTTAACCAAAATCCACAGACGCATGTATCTACAACGTCTGGGTTGGTTCATGCTTTAGATGGCTTGGCTAACACTTGGCACTCCGCTGGGCTACTGAATGAGAATGACCCAGAGCGTAAACTCCTTGCCCAGACTATGCGCGGCACGATTGATGCGTTCTATGAGTCTACTGATAAGCCTGTAATTATTGATAAAGGTCGTGGCTGGCCCGTACCTGTCATCATGCAAGCCATGAGCCAAGTGCTACAACACAAACCAAAGATTATTGCGACTGTACGTTCTGTGCCTGACTGTATGGCATCGTTTGTGCGTATTGCCAAGCCTGAAGATTTAGATGAGTTTATGCACTCTGGACAGCTTGCTGACCACTTAAAGGCGGCTTATATTTCCTTGCAAGAAGGTTACCAGTTTATGCCTGAGTGCTTCTTGTTTGTAGAGTATGAAGACCTATTGGCTAACCCAAAGGCACAATTAGACCGCATCCATGAGTTCTTGGAGTTGCCAGCGTTTGATTATGACCTGTCTAATATTGATGGTTCCTCAGTAAAAGAGGACGATGAGAATTTACATGGTTACTCTGGTATGCACGATGTTAAGCCTGTATTGGCACGTCAGCATTCTGAGTCACCAAAAGATGTATTAAAGAACCACTACGCAGCGTTTTGCCAGCCTGAGTTCTGGTTAGCAACACCCCGTACAGTTCCAGAGTTAACAGACTTAGACCTCCAATTAGCAGCTTCTACCTCTGGTGACTTTGTTGAAGGCTTGCGTCTGGCACAGAAGTTAGAAGCCAATGAGCCTAATAACCATCGTGCAGCCTATAACCGTGGTTGGTACGCATTGCGTCAAGGGCAGATTCAAAAGGGCTATCAGCTCATGGATAGGGGTCGCTTTGTTGGTGTATTTGGCAATAAGCACCCAGAGACAGTCACCCAGCAATGGGATGGCAAGTCTAAAGGCACAATTCTGCTTTATTTAGAAGGCGGTCTAGGAGATCAGATCCACCAGATTCGTTACGCTAAAGACATTGCTGACCGTGGCAATAAAGTTGTGGTAGCTTGTACTGGATCCTTGGTTCCAATGTTTAACCAGTTGGACGGTGTTTCTGCTGTGGTGCAACATGGCGCTGAGTATGGGGTATACCATGACTACTGGGTAGCTGGTATGAGCGCTGTAGTGCCTCTAGGATACGAATTAAAGGACTTGAAGGGTACGCCCTACATTGACAAGCCAATCGCCATCAAAGGGCGCAAGAAGCGTATTGGACTACGTTGGCAAGGCAACCCTACATTTGAGCATGAGCATCATAAGAAGTTCCCATATGAACTAATGTTTGATGCCGTTAAGTCTGACGAGTACGAGTTTATTTCTCTCCAGCGTGATGAAGGCGTTGATGCCTGTCCACCTTGGGTACGTCAGGTTCCGTTAAATAGCTGGGAAGATACACAAAATGCAATTGCCTCCTGCGATTTGGTTATATCTGCTTGCACTTCCGTTAGTCATTTGGCTGGTGCTATGGGTGTTGAGACATGGGTGGTAACACCTGTTATGCCTTACTTCTTGTATGCCCTAGACGGTGATAAGACACCCTACTATAATAGTATGACCCTAATCCGCCAAGAAGTGTTTGGTGATTGGACAGCCCCATTTGACCGCATCAAGACTAAATTGAATGCAACCAAGCAACCTATCAGAATGGTAAGTTAATGAGCTATCGGTATGCCAACGCTATAGTAGATCCGGGGTTAAACACCCTAGTAGCGCCTACACCTACGTATAACTACACCTATGAGTTTTGGATGTGGGGATTTAATGGTAACGGTGAGCTTGGCATTGGCAATACAACAAGCTATTCTTCTCCTAAACAAATTGGGGCTTTAGTTGATTGGTCAACCGCTGCATTAGCAAGAAATGGTGCTGTAGCTACTAAAAAAGACGGAACTTTTTGGGCTTGGGGCTCTAACGGCACTGGCCAACTAGGACTTGGAAACATAACATCCTACTCTTCACCCAAACAAGTCGGTGCGCTAACCGATTGGCTGGTTGCTGCATCTGGTACATACCATACAATAGGAATTAAAACCAATGGAACACTATGGACTTGGGGTGCAAATAGTCGCGGTCAGCTAGGGCTTGGAAATATAACACAATATTCTTCCCCAAAACAAGTTGGCAGTTTAACCAATTGGCTTACTGCTGCTGCTGGGTATAATTTTACAATTGCTCTTAAAACAAATGGCACTTTATGGTCATGGGGCAATAATGATGCTGGGCAATTGGGTCTAAATGTAGCTTACTATATCGATAAATCTTCTCCTAATCAAATTGGTGCATTAACAACATGGGCAGCTATTGGTTGCGGAAGAGCATTTGTTTTAGCCGTACAAACTGACGGAACTTTGTGGGCTTGGGGTCAAAATGCTTATGGAACGCTTGGTCAAGGAAATACTGCAAGTAGATCCTCTCCAGTTCAAGTTGGTGCGTTAACAAACTGGCTACAAACCGCTGGAGGAAGCAATCATTCAATAGCTGTTAAAACCAATGGAACACTATGGACTTGGGGTGGTAATGCTCAAGGTCAACTTGGAACTAACAACACAAATTATTATTCCTCGCCTAAACAGATCGGGTCGTTAGCAACTTGGTCAATGGTTGCCGCTGGATCAAATTGTTGTTTAGCTACTCAAAGCGGAAAATTATTTTCGTGGGGACAAAATAGTAGTGGTCAGCTGGGAATAGGAAATACAACATTTTATTCTTCTCCTAAACAAATAGGTGCTTTAGCAACTTGGTTAAAAGTGTACCCTGCAAGAGCAGATTTTATGTTAGCGTCCAAATAATATGCCTGTAATCGTAACTTACCCATACACCCAATACACAGGCATCTGGAAGCTGAACGCAGCAAGCGCAGCTCAAGGCGCTGGTACTTGGGCTATTCCGCCACAACCCCATTTATACAGTTGGGGTAATGGCGCCAATGGTAGACTTGGTCTTGGCAATACAACTTCTTATTCGTCTCCTAAGCAAGTTGGATCTCTTACTACATGGAGCATGGTTTCTACATCTGGCGGTAGTTTATTTTCCGTTGCATTAAAAACAGATGGCACACTATGGACTTGGGGTCAGGGCGCTCAAGGTCAATTGGGGCAAGGAAATACAACTTCTTATTCATCTCCCAAACAAGTCGGTGCGCTCACTAATTGGTTACAAGCATCAGCTGGATATGCTTGGATAGCAGCTATTAAGACTGACGGAACATTGTGGACTTGGGGAAAAAATACTTTAGGTCAACTTGGTCTTAATAACACCACCTATTACTCTTCCCCTAAACAAGTTGGCACATTAACTAACTGGTCTAGCGTATCTTGCGGATACTATATTTCTGGAGCTATTAAAACAAATGGAACCTTATGGACATGGGGATACAACGGATATGGAACATTAGGGTACGGCAATACCAATTATTACTCTTCTCCTAAACAAGTAGGCGCCTTAACTACTTGGCTTTCTGTTTCGGCTGGATACTTATCCATGTATGCGATTAAAACAGATGGTACTTTGTGGTCATGGGGCAGAAATAATAAAGGTCAATTAGGCAATAGTAATACATCGTATTATTCTTCACCTATTCAAGTTGGCGCTCTTACAAATTGGGTGCTTGTAGGGCCAGCTGCTGCAACCAGTTCATCTGTTTTAGCCATTAAAACAAATGGAACTCTTTGGGGTTGGGGTGGCAATGGTTTAGGTGCTTTGGGATTGGGAAATTCAACCAATTATTCATCTCCTAAACAAGTTGGAACTTTAACCAATTGGTTGAGTGTTGCATCAGGGTATTATCATACAGTTGCTATTAAAACTGATGGTACAGCTTGGTCATGGGGTTACAATAGTTTTGGTCAGCTTGGTTTTGGAAATGTAACTAATTATTCATCTCCTAAACAAATTGGTAGTTTAACAACTTGGTTGAAAATAGTTGGCGGTCAAAATTCAACATTAGCAATAGCAAAAACTTAACAAAAGGAGCATTAAAATGGCATTATATGTACAAGTAGTAAACGGGCAAATGGCACAGTGCATTGACACTACGCCACCCGTACCAGTCGGTCAAGACGGCTGGAAGAACGCAGTTGAAATCAAACCAACACCAGTACCTTATCGTCAAGGTTTAAATGGGCCAGTTTATGATTGCTCTAAAGACCCTGTAGAAATCGTATGGACTGTGTTTGATTACGACATCCCAACACGTAAGAACAGCCAATTAGGTCAAGCAGCTGGTCAGTTCAATCAGGTAGTTGCACAGCAATCTGCCCTTGAGACAGACGGCAACCCAGACAGCCACTATGACGCTACTGTAGTAGCCGCTGCTCAGGTTCGCTATCAGGACTTGCGTGACCAGATCAACGCTGCAACAACTCAAGATGAGTTAGATGTAACTCAGGCTGAATTGAACGCAAACCAGATCGCTGGAGTATAATTAACACCCATCTTTTACTTTGGAGAAAAGTATGCAAAAGATATTAATCATGGGCCTACCTGGCTCAGGCAAGACGTACCTAGCACAGGCCCTCAAAGCCTATTTAGAAGAGCATGGCGAGATGTCATACGCAAGAGCATTAAACCAATACATGGGCGATTTGAATTGCGTAGTAACCTGGTTTAATGCTGACGAAGTACGTAAGAAGTACAACGATTGGGACTTCTCAAAAGAAGGTCGTATTCGCCAATCATTAAGGATGGCCGAGTTTGCCTTGTCCGCTGGTGGTGATTATGTGATCTGCGACTTTGTTGCTCCTTTGGTCGAGATGCGTAACAACTTCAAAGCGCACTGGACAATTTGGATGGACACGATTGATGCCGGACGCTTTGAAGATACCAACAAGGCATTCGTGCCACCAGAGGTATATGACTTCAGAGTGACGGAGCAAAACTGCGAGAAGTGGGCTGAGTTCATTGGCAACCACATTATTGAGAACCGCAGACGTCCGGTGTTTAACTGGCAAAAGGAAACGGTTCAGATGTTGGGTCGTTGGCAACCGTGGCATGCAGGCCACCGCGCCCTATTTGAGCGCTCGATTGCAAAAACGGGGCAAGTGGTAATTCAGATCCGTGACTGCCAAGGTTGGCAGGGGTCAAACCCATTTGCCATCGAGCAAGTAAAAAGCTATATCAAACGAGATCTAGATCCGTTGTTTCAAGGGCAGTATGAAATTCAAGTAGTACCTAACATCGTTAATATTACCTACGGGCGCGATGTGGGCTACAAGATTGAACAGGAAACCTTTGATGATGCAACGCACTCTATCTCTGCTACAAAGATTCGTAAAGAGCTGGGATTAAAGTGAACAAGTATCACGTTAGGTTTAACACCAAGAACGAAGGTTCAAAGTTAGTCTGGCGTATTTTTGAAAATGGTGTGGAACATCTTGCGTCAGATGTCCGCATCATTGGCGAAACGTTTACTGAATGCACTGAAGAACACGGGCAGACTAAATGGAACATTGCCTGTATGGGCCGGATGGTATGGGACAAAGACGCCGTTGTGATAGTAACTAATAAAGATTAGGGCGTAAAACCCCAGTTTTTTGCATTAGTATATACAGGATAAACATCGGAGAGATCCATGAAAATAGCTGTATATGCTATTGCGAAAAACGAAGAAAAGCACGTAAAACGCTTCTGTGAGTCAGCTAAAGATGCAGATCTTATAGTAATTGCTGACACAGGCTCAGAAGACGATACAGTACCATTGGCAAAAGATTGTGGTGCCATAGTGCATGAAATCAACATCACACCCTTTAGGTTTGATGTGGCCCGTAATGCAGCATTAGCGCTCGTCCCTGCTGACGTGGACATCTGCGTCTCTATGGACCTGGACGAGCTGCTACTGCCAGGGTGGCGAGAAGAGATTGAAAAGTGCTGGAGCGAAGATATAACCCGTCTTAATATTGGGTTTGACTTTGGTGAGCATCGTGTATTTTATCCATCCAGAGCGCACAATCGCCATGGTTACTACTGGAAGTACCCGTGCCATGAGTACATTACTCCTGACATCCGAGTAAAAGACACCTGTGGTCATACATCCTTTGTGATGATGACTCACAAACCAGATGATACAAAATCAAGAGGTCAGTATATGGACCTTTTAGAAATGGCAATAAAAGAAGACCCAAATTGCCATCGTAGTTGTTATTACTATGCCAGGGAGCTGACCTTTAAGGCACGATGGCAAGAAGCCATTGTAGAACTTAAACGCTACCTTGCACTACCAGCAGCAACCTGGTCATTAGAGCGCAGTCATGTAATGCGACTGATTGGGGCTTCATTGGAAAAGACTCAGCAAGATGGCATTGCTTGGTTTCGTAAGGCGGTAGCAGAAGATCCAAACATCCGGGAAAACTGGTTTGATTTGGCAATGCTTTGTTACGAAAAGCAACGTTGGGCAGAATCATATAGTGCAGGTAAGAACGCAATAGCAATAACGCAAAATACTGCGCAACACACAGGAGCACCACAAGCGTGGGGTTTTATGTTACCAGACGTGATAGCCATTGCGGCGTATCACTTAAAGTTTAAAGACGAAGCAATTAAATACGGTGAGATGGCATTAGAGATGAACCCCACCGACGGACGATTAAAAACTAACCTTAAGTTTTACAAGGAACTATAATGGCTCAAACAGGCTACACACCCATTCAGCTTTACCACAGCACGACCGCACTGTCGGTGCCGCTTGCTGCGGACTTAGAAACAGGCGAATTGGCGCTCAACGTAGCAGACGGAAAGCTATACTACAAAGACGGCGGCGGAGCTGTCCAATTACTTACCTCCGCTGGTACCGGTGGCGGTACAGTAACCAGCGTATCAGGTTCAGGTGGCACTACGGGGCTTACATTGTCTGGTGGCCCAATCACCAACTCTGGCACACTAACCCTTAGTGGCACGTTAAATATTCTTAATGGTGGTACAGGCCAAACAACAGCCAATGCCGCACTTAATGCACTTATTCCATCACAAGCAACTAACTCTGGTAAGTTTCTAACTACCGATGGTACCAATACATCTTGGGCCACAGTTGGTGGTGGCGGTGGTGGCGTAACGGCAGTTAACGCAGCATTCCCAATCACTGTAACTGGTTCTACAACCCCAACCATTGGTTTAGCAAACGGCGCTGGAGCAGTCACTGGTTCTACAGGAACCGGCGCAATGGTGTGCAACATTTCACCAACATTAGTAACCCCAGCCCTTGGCACACCTAGCGCATTGGTGCTTACCAACGCCACTGGATTGACATCAACACAAGTTACTACTGCACTTACGTACACACCTCCGCAACCAAACGGCACTGGAGCATCCGGTACTTGGGGCATTAATATTAGTGGTACTGCGGCAAGTGCATCTTTTGCAACTTCCGCTGGCAGTGCTACAACAGCTGCTAGCGCAACAACAGCAGGTAGTGCAACAACAGCAACAACCGCGACCAACCAATCTGGCGGTTCTGTCAATGCCACAACAGTTGTAGCCTCTGGATATATTACAGGTAATTCAGGCGGCTTTTCTAGACTCGGCGATAATTCCGTTTTCATGTACAACTCAGGTACAAACCATTATAACAATGGTTCTCAATTTGGTTGGATTGCTAATAGTGGCCCCACTGTTGCAGCTTTGACCAACACGGGTGCTATGTATAACTTAACAGGCACATACGGTACTATTTCTGATTCCAGAATAAAAGAAAACATTGTTCCTGCAAGAAATTATTTAGATAGCCTTTGCCAGTTAAATGTGGTTAATTACAATCTAGTTAATAACCCACAAAAAATGCTTGGTTTTGTTGCACAACAAGTGGAAACCGTAATGCCGGGGTTAATAGAAACTTCTCAAAACGATTACTACAATATTGCAGATTTTAAATCTGTTAAAACATCTGTAATGGTTCCAATGCTAGTTCAAGCTATTCAAGAACTCAAAGCTGAGATTGATGCCCTGAAAGCGGCACAACAATGAACATGCAAGATATATTTAACATTGCAATACCAGTCATTTGTAGTATTCTTGGCTGGTTTTGCAGAGAGCTTTGGACGGCAGTCCAAGAACTTAAACAAGATCTGGCTAAACTGCGCGAAGAGTTACCAACGCACTATGTATCAAAAGACGATTTTAATGACCGCTGGAATGAGGTGTTAAAAGCCCTTCATCGTATTGAAGATAAACTAGATAAAAAAGTAGATAGATAACTATGTATGCCACCAGATCCGTTTGGAATTACAGAAGGAGCAAAGACTCTTACAGGTAGCCTTGACGCATCAAGAGAAGGCGCTAAACAACTAACCAAAAGCATTGAAGGCATACAGCAAGACGCCACCGATGTAGCCCAACAAAAAGCCCAAGAGCGCCGCAGAGCTGCCCGTGAGGCTGAAATCAAAAAGCAAAACGCCCTCATCAAAGCACTAGATGAGTGGAAACGCAAAAAACAAATCTCCGACGAGGAGGCAAAACTCAAAATAGACTTCGTAAGGAAGTATGGTGCAAAGGAGTGGGATGCCCTACTCAAAATAAAACTAGACATCGAGAATCTAGAGAGGAAAAATAATGAAGAGTTTCAACACGATCTTAAAGCAGTGCGTAGAGTTCAGTTCTACTGTTTTGCAGCGGCTGCGTTCATTGCTTGGTACCTTACTTGGGGCCATAAAGGCTAAGTTAAATGTTCGGAATTGATGACATTATTGGTGCCGGTCTTAAGATTATCGACAAGGTAATCCCAGACCCGGCAGCCAAGGCAGCAGCACAACTAGAGCTACAGAAGATTGCCAACGAGGGCAAGTTAGCAGAACTACAAGCTGACATGAACGAGCAGAACAACATCTCTGATCGTTGGAAAGCCGACCTTGCTTCAGACTCTTGGCTATCTAAAAACATTCGACCTATGAGCCTTATTGCCATCTTTACTGGTTATTTCTTGTTTGCCATGATGTCGGCCTTTGGTTATGAGGCAAATGAAGCCTATGTAACCCTATTAGGTAACTGGGGCATGCTCGTCTTTGGGGCGTATTTTGGATCACGTAGCCTAGAGAAAGTAGCTCAAATGAAATATAAGGCAGAAGATAAATGATAGCAAAAGAATCAGTACCTGGGTTTGTAACTGTTACGGTAACCCTGACCCTTTGCGTTGTAGTTTGTGGCATGATTGGCGGAATGTTAGTTGGACTATTTGACGACAACATCAACAACGACAAAATATTTGAAGCCATTACGCCAGCGTTCCAGACCATTATTGGTGGGTTCATTGGTCTAATTACTGGCATTAAAATAGGACAAGATAGTAATGAATCTGAGTGAGCATTTTACAATTGAAGAACTTACCCATACAGACCATCGCGAGTTTGATAATACTCCTAATGATAGTGAACTGGCCAATTTGACCAGACTAGCTGCCTTCTTAGAACAAGTAAAGACTGTTCTTGGTGGCAAGCCCATTATGGTCAATAGCGCATTTAGGTCTAAGAAAGTCAACGATGCTGTAGGATCTAAAGATACCAGCCAGCACCGTATTGGTTGTGCAGCGGACATCCGTGTACCTGGGATGACCCCAGACGAGGTAGTTCGTGCTGTTATTGCATCGGGGATTGAATATGATCAAGTTATTCGAGAATTTGACCGTTGGACACATATTAGTGTGCCTAATACTACTGGCGGCAAGCCTCGCAGACAAGCTCTTATTATAGACAAAGCCGGAACTCGCACATTTACTTAAGTTTGTGATATAGTCACAAACCTGGAGGAAAATATGATTAAGACAATCACAGCTTGTCTGTGCTCGGCTGTCATCGTGTTCGGCTCAGTAACATACGACCCGTTTAGCACATGGCTAATACAGTATGAAAAGAAGTTTGAATGGGTGGCAGAGTCAACCATTGAACTCATCACCGGCTTTGAGGGCAAGCGCTACAAAGCCTATATTGATGGCGCCGGAAGGTGGACCATTGGCGTTGGGCACATGATACTGCACAGAGAGTCCCATATGCTGCACAGGGAGCTTTCTGAAGAGGAGGTAAGGGGTATCCTACACTCCGACCTTAAAAAGTGCTCAGATGCCCTAGAATCGGCTGTAAAGGTGCCTGTTACCAGGACCCAAGCTGACGCTATGCACAGCCTATGCCATAACATCGGTCCAGACCGGATGGTTAAGTCGGACGTGGTAAAGCACTTAAACGATGGAAACATATACAAAGCCGCAGACGCTTTTATGAACTGGAGTAATCCAAGTCAGTTAAAGCAACGGCGTAAAGCCGAAAGGGCTTTGTTTTTAGCTGGAATTTAGGGCGCAAATGTGCCCTTTTTTGCATTAGTGTATATAGGGACTGATCACCCAAACTAACCAATTACTCGAGGAAATATCATGGAAGGCTTTAAGAACACCACTAAAATTCAATACTTCAAAGAAGGCGGATTCGTCACTAAGAAGGAATTTACTAAATACGAGAAAAAAGAAGACAAGTCTGAAGTTAAAGCTGACATGGCTAAAGATAAGCAACTCGTTAAAAAAGGTGTTAGCCAGCATGAGTCATTCCTCCATAAGGGCGAGCCAAAGACTGAGTTAAAACTCAAGCAAGGCGGTCGTGCCAAAAAAGACTGCGGTACTGTTAAGAAGTACAAAGCTGGCGGTAACGTATCTAATGTATACGAAGCCAAAAAAGACTCTGGCGACAAAGACGCCATCAGAAAAGTAAAAGATATTAAGCCTACAATGTTGTGTGGTGGTAAGTCAGTTAAAAAATACCAAGCCGGTGGTATGGTATCCGTAGACCAGAAATTGGCAGCTCTTGAGCAGCAACGTGCTATGGAAAAAATGAAACGTGCCAAAATGCTTGGCGCCGCTCAGCAAAGCGAACTCATCAAACAAAGCCCTGCAGCAGCTGGTTTAACTCCCCCTGCAGCAGCTGGTTTACCTGCAGCAGCCCCATCTGCGCCAACGGCTGATGTGAATGGTATGCCAATGAAAAAGGGTGGTAAAGCTGCAAAAAAGTGCTAAGCGGCGCTAATAAAAGCGTCGCTAAGAAAATGCAAGCTGGTGGATTAACAAGCGCCGTTCCAATGCAGCAACAACTAGGCGTTGGTGCAGCCAGCCCATCTGGTGATATGGGTGTAGCAGCCCCCGGTGCAGCATACACACCTGGCAAAGGCCCAAACATTCGAGTAGGATACTAATATGCCATACGAATCAAAAGCACAAAAAGGCGCAATGTACGCCGCAGCAGCCGGTAAGTCAACCCTTGGCATCCCTAAAAAGGTTGGCAAGGAGTTTGTAAAAGCTGGTCCTGCATCAAACAAACTCCCAAATAAAGTGCCTAAGCGAGCAGCTGGCAGAGGACGTTAAGAATGGCCTACTCCGGCACCTATAATAAAACCAAGATAACAGTAGACCAACTGGTCTCGTATGCGTATCGTGACGCAGGAAGAACTGCGGAAGAAATTACTCCGGAGTATTCTGATGCTGGTAAGCAAGCATTGTTCTACATCTTGCAAAACTCTGCTAACCGTGGCATTAATATTTGGCTACAACAAAACGTAGTCCTTGGTGCACAGACCAATCAGCAATGGTTGACTATGCCAGCAAACTGCGTAGATGTCTTGGAAGCTAACTGGGTATACATTGTTAACCCGTCTATTACTGCAGCTCTGCCGTTGACTAGCGTTGATGCGTATGCTTTGTTTGATCAAACAGACAACGCAGACCTTGAGCTACATGCTACATCTACGTTAACAGATAACTACTTTGGTGCATCATATAGCGAAGGCACACGTATCTTTTACGTTGGTTTTAATGCGTATGCTCCAGCTGGTGCAGCAGATTACAGTTTAGATTTAGAAGTAACTAACGATGGTGTTACTTGGACTACTTGGGAATCATTCCCAACACAAACACTATCAGACCGTCAGTGGGCTTACTTCACCATTAACGCAACCCAAGAGTTTTATGGTTTCCGTTTAAAGAACCGCGAAACTACATCCACATTCTCTCTTCGTGCTATTCAGTTTGCACAGAGCCAGCAAGTTATTCCACTGTCCCGTTTAAACCGTACAGACTACTGGAATCTACCAAACAAGCAATTCCAAAGTCAACGTTCACTGCAATACTGGTTTAATCGTCAGATTGATCCCCAAATGTACCTGTGGCCAGTGCCAAACAATAACTACCAAGTATTCCAGTTAATACTAGACATTCAACCACAAGACGTTGGAACACTTACTAACGAACTGTATTTACCAGATCGTGTTATTCCGTATATCCAAGCTGCGTTGTCCCATAAGGTTGCTATGCAGTTACCTGGGATTGACCTTGGTCGTGTGGGTTATTTAGAAAAGCTGGCATTGCAAGCCCGTACAGAGTTTGAAGAAGAGGATCGTGACAAGTCACCGATCTATTTCCAACCTAACTATAGTTACTACACACGATGAGCGGCGCATACGTAATGACCTATGACAACCTGGTTCAGGATGTCAAAAATTACATGGAGCGGGATGATGCTGGATTTATTGCGCAGATTCCTAATCTAATTGGTTTAGCAGAGTCTGCCATTGCGGCAGAGCTAAAAACATTGCTCCAATTAACCGTTGTGGAGACAACATTAGCAGTTAACCAGGTGGTGCTTAACAAGCCAGCTCGTTGGCGTAAGACAGTCTCCATGAAGGCCAATGGACGACCATTGTTACTTCGTTCACAGGACTATGTGGCACAGTACCAGTCAGAGTCTGACGCTAGCACAGTCAAATACTACGCTGAGTACGACTACAACAACTTTGCGTTTGCTCCTGCACCAGCTGCAGAGACACCAATTGAAATCATTTATTACAGTGAAATTCAGCCGTTAGATACTACCAACCAACAAAACCTATTCACCCGTGAGTGCCCACAGGCCATGTTATTTGGCACTTTGTTGCAAGCTCAGGGCTATTTGAAGGCACTTGATAAACTGCCTGTTTGGAAATCATACTATACCGATTCATTGAACGCACTGAAAAAAGAAGACAATTCACGTCGTGTGGATCGCAACACTACTATTCAAGAGCCCTAATCTATGTCCACTACATTTACCTCGCCGTTTACCGGCACCGTTGTTGTACCAACAGACGTATCGTACTACGCCTTAGATTTTGCAACAGACACCGAACTATACTGGCCTGCAGTTGTTAATCCAACTCAAGTACCTGCAGCCCGTATCATGGACTGCACACCGTCAACTTTTGGCTTGACAATCTTTTTACCACAAGGTGATCAGGGTTCCGTTGGCTCAGACATTCTTATTCGTAACTTTGGTGCCAACTCATTTATTGTAGCGGACTTTACTGGCGGAGCTTCAATAACAGTAGACCCAGGTATTGCAATTTATTTCTATCTGTCGGATAATACTACTGCCGCTGGTGTATGGCAAAACGTTACATTTGGTGCTGGTACATCCTCAGCGGATGCCGCAACACTGCAAGGCGCTGGCCTTACCACTATTGCTGGTAAGCTGGCAGTAACATCCAATATCTCTCGTGTATCCACAGTACCGACACTCTCTGATTCTAGCCGTGCCACTTCGTTTATCTGGGAAGGTGGTAACAATACTTGGAGTTTACCAAGTTCTGTTGGTCTATCAACCGGCTGGTGGATTGCGTTTAGAAACAACGGCACTGGTGCATTAACTATTCAGCCACAGGGCATCTCACTTATCAACGGTGAGAGCAACATTATTGCCAACCCAGGGGACTCTGGTTATGTGATGTATGAGCAGTCTACGGGTAACTTCTTTACCATTGGCTACACAATTCCAGCTAACGTTACATTTACTGCGGCTACCTATGACGTAGATAGTATTGTTGGCAGCACGTTGAACCTTGTGTCCTATGCACCAATTATTCAAACATATGTAGCCCTATCTGGAACACGTACAAGCACATTGAACGTGGTATTGCCTGCTATTACCCAGATGTATGTGTTGGTTAACAAAGTGCCTGTAGGTACCTACAGCACGATTACATTCCAAATCTCTGGTAGCGGTGGCCCATCGTTCTCATTGGCTGGTAATCAAGTCGCTACAGTTATCAGTGATGGCAACACTATTTTCTCATTGACTAGTGCAACGGTAGACTCATTTTACGCAATTAATGGAACAGCAAGTTCACCTCCGTTCTCATTCCTATCAGATACTAACACCGGCATGTACTTAGTTGGTGCTAACGTTTTAGGTTTAACAGCAAACGGCACACAAATAATGAGGCTTGATAACTCAAACCTATCAGATCCACAAGTGGTGACTCCTGCTACATTTACGGCGGGCTTAATTAGCGGCGGTTCGTTCTGATGGCTGACGGTCAAGTCGATCCTCAGTTTAACCAAATTCATACCCTGGGTGTTACTCAGGGTATTAAACGTGACGGTACAGTATTTGAAGCACGTGAATACAGTGACGGTGTATGGTGTCGTTTCCAACGTGGCACACCTAAGAAAATGGGTGGCTATCGTCAACTATTTAATAGCTTCAGTGGTATCCCCCGTGGCTTTATTACAAACCCATACAACGGCGTAAACTACTCGTTTGCTGGTACACAGGTTGGTCTAGATGTATTTACTACTGGTACTACACTAGGTGCTGGTAGTGGTCCGTTTGCCGCTATATTTACACCGGGTTATTCGCAATTTCCGATAACTGGTGACACAATCACTAACACCACGACTTCATTTGTTATTGACAGTAACGCAACGTCACCTATTAATTACACCTCAGTCTATCCTGCAGGCACTAAAGTAATCTTTTCTCAAAGTGGCACACCCACTGTACACACAGTAACTTCTTCCACTTTTGCAACACCAAACACAACAGTAAACTTTACTCCAGCGGTTGGTGGCTCTGTAGTTATCAGCAACGTTTGGATTTATAACACCTACTTTCAGCCAGATCCAAGGTTAATGTGGCAGTTTGACTTCCAATACGACCCATCTGGTGGTGCGTTAAAGTTGCTAGCGCATCCAGGGTTAAACCTACAAAACATTGACAATGGCGTTAATACTGCAATCTACTATGGCAACACATTGCCAAACTCTAGCGAGCAGTGGACGTTCCAGGTACTAGCCGACAGCACTGGCCAGAACCCCACATATGAACCTATTAGCGTAGATGGCGGTGTGTGCTGTCTGTACCCCTTTATCTTTGCATATGGCTCAAACGGATTCATATCTAATAACAACGTAGACACAACCTACGCTGACCAAACCCCTACCGATTGGAACGGCCCCCTAGCAAACCAAGTTAACATGTCGGCCTCTAAGGTTGTCAAAGGTATGCCAACACGTGGTGGTACCAATGCGCCGTCCGGTTTGTTCTGGGCGTTAGACAGTCTTATTCGTACGTCATTTACAGGCTCAGCGCCTAACTACTGGCGCTATGATATCGTTTCTAGCCAAATCTCTATTATGTCTTCCGCTTCCGTTGTTGAAATGGATGGAACATATTATTGGATGGGTGTTGACCGTTTCTATTGCTATAACGGTAGTGTTACAGTTGTTGCCAATGATAAAAACGTAAACTGGCTGTTTGACAACCTTAACTATGAGCAACGCCAAAAAGTGTGGGCCACCAAGGTACCACGCTACAATGAGATTTGGTTCTTTTATCCACGTGGCACAGCAACAGAATGTACTGATGCAATTATCTACAACGTAAAAGATAAGTTCTGGTTTGATGCTGGCCAAGCAGTTGGCGCACAAAGATCTTGTGGCTACACAACAGAGATTTTCCCAACACCTGTATGGTGTGATTGGAATTACAACGTAGAATATAGTCAAGGTTTTAACACCATTACAGCTCCATCTGGACTCGCAGCACCAACAACATATCAAATTTATGTTGCAGGTGACCAGAGCCAAGTGTTTAGCCCTGGTGACTATCTAGCGTTTAGTAACATTCCTGGAGATGTAGCATACCAAGTTGCTACTGCAGATTTTTTATACAATACTAGTGGTAACCCACTACCTGGTTGCACATTGATTACTGTTGAAACAGAGATTGACCCTTATCCAGATGTAGGGCAATTGTTCTATATGGTTACCGGCGGATACGCTATTTGGCAGCATGAGTTTGGACTTAATAAAGTTACATTCTTAGACGAACAAGCTATTCAGTCTAGCTTTACTACCTGTGATATTAGTTGGGTTGGTGGCACACCATCCCAAGATACTGCATCCGGTGTTAACCGCCGTATGCACTTACGTCGTATTGAGCCTGACTTTGTTCAAGCTGGTGTTATGAATTTGAATATTATCGGTCGTAAGTTTGCCAGTGGTGTATCGGAAGAGATATCTGGCCCGTTTGAATTTGATGAGAACACACCAAAGATTGACTTGCGTGTTGAGCACCGTGAGACTCGTTTGCAGTTTGAGTCTAATACCATTAACGGCAACTACGAAATGGGTCGTATCTTGATCACCGCAGAGTACGGTGACGAGAGGCCGTAATGGCTCTTGAATCGTTCTTTCCGTTCACTCCAGACTACATGTCTTGGGAAGATTGGAATGGCAATCTGGTCATGTTCTATGGTGAAGAGCCTATTCCAGTGCTTCCAGAAGCAGAATGGAAAGCCGTTGCTGATAACGTAGCCCAGCTACCCACGTTTCTTAATTACCCCGTTCCAGACCCGGCCCTATATACAAATTGGCAGGATTGGGCATACGAATTTACCGAAATTATTAACGGGCCAACTCAATAATTAGGGCGTTTTTACGCCCTTTTTTGCATTAGTTAATGTAGGACAAATTACTTAAAGACCATGGCACTAGAGACACTAGATACAACACAGCAACAATCTACAGGAGGCCAGCAGCAGGAGGCTAGTCCTATTGTTGGCTTGTATCAAAATGTTTTTAATCGTGCTCCAGATGCCGGTGGGTTGGCTTATTGGCAAAATGCCTACGACACGGGCACTTCGTTAGACCAAATTAGAAATCAGTTTCAAAACTCACCAGAAGCTCAAGCAAAACCATACGTCAACACCCTTGGCGGCACTGGGTCCAACCTTGATAAAGATTTTGTAAATCCAAACTTAAATCAACAAATGGGTGTTACTGGCGCTACTAATCTTTTAGGTGCCGGCAATATTAATCTTACAGGCGCCACTGGTGTTACAGGTGTAACCGGTGTTACTAACGTCACAGGCGCTGTTACCGGCGTCACTGGTGTTACTGGTATATATTTAGATGTTTTAGGTCGTGCTCCAGATGCGTCTGGTTTAACTTATTGGCAGAGTCAGATTGATAAAGGCACACCAATAGAAAAAATTCGTGCTGAAATTGCTGCTTCAAAAGAATCAGCAACACCTAATGCGCAAGTTGCTCAAGCGTACCAAACTATTTTAGGTCGTTCTCCGGATCCAAACGGGCTGCAATATTGGCAGCAACAAGCTGCTAACGGTGTGCCTTTAGATCAAATTATGGCGGCAATGAAGGCGTCTCCTGATGCCCAAACTTATGCTATTAATCAAGCATATAACAATGTTTTGGGTAGAGATGCTGATCCTGAAGGTTTGGCATACTATAAAAAACTTGCAGCAAGTGGCACCCCAATTGATCAAATTGTTAAAACCATTCAAAGCACTTCAGAAGGTACTGTTGCTCAAGATTATTTTAATTATTTAGGTCGTAAGCCTGACGCCGCTGGTTTAAAGTATTGGCAAGATCAGTTAGCCGCTGGCAAAACAAAAGAACAAATTGCACATGAGATTGCATTGTCTGGCGAAAGTGTCACAACAAATGCACCGGACGTTAAAGCATTATTAACTGCTACGTTGGATAAAAGTATCGTTGATAAATTGACACCAGATCAACTTACAGCGTATACAAAATTATTTTTAGATACTACCACAGGAAATGAAAACGATAATTTAAAAGCAATATATAAACAAATTGCTTTAGACCCAACATTGGGCCCGCAGTTAAAAGCTACAAATCCATTGTTATGGCAAAGAGTAACCCCGCTAACAAGTAACCCAGATCAAATCATTAAAACAGACCGCATATATTACGGTCAATATGGCACAATAGATATGGGCGGCGTTAAAGTTCCTATACTAAATGCTAAGTTATTAGATGGAGATGGCGCATTTGGTGGTGCTAACAGTGGCACTATTCAAGATACCTCACACGGCAGAAACAGCTGGGTTGAACAATTAGGATGGCGCAGCAATTCGTTTAGTAGTGCAATTAGAAAAGGCGCTGACGCACTTGGTGTAGTTACGTATCGTGATGACGACGGTAAACCTAACGGCTATACTGGATTAAATGAAGCTGCTGATTTGCTTGGAATTGACAAGAGTCAATTTAAAGACAAGGCAGAGCTTTTATTAACTAAAGAGCAAAAAGACGAAGACGGGAATGTTGTAGTAAGAGCGGGTCAACAAGTTTATCAAAAAGACGGTGAAGGTAACACAATACTTGATGCTAAGGGACAGCCAGTACCAGCAACATACAGAGTAAGCGCGGAACAACAACTTTACGACGCCGTAAGCGCCGCAGCAAAAGATATTTATTCAGTTACTGGCGATTCACTAACTTCTGGTCGAGCCAGTGAAGGTGGCCCTCAAAGTTTTGATACTGTAATGTACAAGCGTGAAGGCGACAAGTTAATTCCTATTAGCGCACCGCAAGCACACGGCGGTATGCAAAACATTGATGTGTACAATGGTAGTGGTCATGGCTTTATGCGTGATAGTGGAATGATTCAAGGAATGGTATTTATTGGATCCGCTGTTCTTACAGCTATAACACTGGATCCAGAATTTGCTATAGAAGGAATGTCGCTTGCAGCAAGTATTGGTTCTTCAGTTGGTGCTACCGGAACTACTGCAACTGTTGTGGGTAGTGCTGTAATTGGGGCCACTATGGGCGCTGCAAATGCTGCCGCTTCCGGTGGAGACGTTGGTAAAGCGGCGTTAACTGGCGGCGCAGTTGCTGGTTTTACGGCTGCTATGGCTCCGTTAATGAGTCAAGGTGTAATGGGTAACGCGGTCAATAGTATTTCTGAAATGACCAATGGTTTGTATTCGCCGACTCAAGTTGGTAGCATAATTAGTACAACGTTGGCAACAACACTGGGTTCAGCCGCAAATGGCGCCAACGGAGACCAAATATTAAAAGCATTTGGAACCTCTTTAGCTTCACAAGGACTTTCTCAAGCTGCTGTTACCGCTGCAACAAGTGCATTAGGAGATACATTAGGCAAAAATATGCTGCCTAAAATGCAAAGAGCTATGCAAATAATTGGTAGTACCGTTGCAACATCTGCATTGACTGGTAAAAATCAACAACAGATTATGAACAATCTGATTGCTCAGTTTAGTGACCCAACAAAAGTATTAAATAATGTTGCCAGTGTTGGTGGTGCTAAGACAGACGTAACCGCCGGTGGCACAAATACAACTACTACAACAAAAGCAGACACAGTTCCCAGTTCGTTAACTAATTCTGATGCAATAGCATCATACAAAAACTATATTACTCAAGGTGCAGATCCTTTATTAGCTCAAACATTGGCTGAAGGACAACAACAATCTGCTGTTGCCGCAGGTACAGGAACTCAAGTTGCTGGTGGTGATGCACAAGTTATGGTTGATGCGTTAAACAATCCGGATGCAATTAAAACTAAACTGTATGATGCAAAATGGTACAATACAGAAACCCAACAATGGGAACCTATTAAAGTTTCAGATACTGGTGGTGGAGGCTCGGGAACAACGTCAACAGCAGTAGGAACAACTTCTAAACCTGGAGATATTCCCACCGCAGCAGACTTAAAAAATGATGTTGAAAATGGAACACTACCAACAGCAGGAGAAGTTAATGATTTGCTAGGTACTGGTAAAATGTCAAAAGCTGCTGCCGATGCTTATTTAAAAGCAATAGCAGATAATCAACCAAAAGCACCAGGTTCTGCAAATAATGACATTGAAGCCGTAAATTTAGCAATTTCAGTAACATCTAGTTTAGCTAATAGGGGTGGCAATGTTGCAAATGCGTTAAATATTGTTTCAAAAGCAACTGGAGTTAGCCCTAGTGTAATTGCTAAAGCTATTAATTCAGGCACAACAGGTACAGGCACAACAGGTACAGGCACAACAGGTACAGGCACAACAGGTACAGGCACAACAGGTACAGGTACAACAGGTACAGGCACAACAGGTACAGGCACAACAGGTACAGGCACAACAGGTACAGGCACAACAGGTACAGGCACAACAGGTACAGGCACAACAGGTACAGGCACAACAGG